GGCCGCTGCCGCCTCCGACTCCAACGTGCTGCCGGGGTTGACGATGTTCATCATCTGCGCTGCGTTACGTAGCGCCTCGGGGTCGTAGCCGCGCACGTTGTTCGAGCTACCGATCGCGCTCTCGACGGCGGCACGCGTGCGGTCGGCTTCGGCCTGCTGTGCGTTTGCGACTGCGCCGGTCAGCCCGGTGCCGTATGCGCGCAGCCGGTCGGCAGCCTCGCGATAGCGGCCGGTGATCGCGTCGGGATCGGGCCGGGTCAGGTTGCCCAGCGCGAGCGCGAAGCCTTGTGCTCGCTGCTGCTGGGCGAGCGCGTCGCGGCGCTGCTGTTCGTACGCGGCCCGTGTGCCTGCGACCTCGGCTGCGATCTTCGCGCTCGTGACCGCGTTCGCGCTCTTCACGATCCCGGACTGGTCTCCGAGCCCGGCGATCATCGCGCTGATCGGATCGACCGGTGCGGCCTTCACCTTCGGCTTCACGACCACCTTCCGCTTCGGGTTGACGATCAGCGAGGTCATCCGAGCCGCCCCCATGCGCTCGCGTGCTGCTGCGCCCACAGCGCCGGGTTCTCACCACGGCTCTTGAGGTAGCGCGTCAGCGCGGCCTTCGTCGTGAAGGACTGTCCGCCCCAGTTGACCGTGTTGTTCGACGGAGGCGTGAGCCCGCTGAAGTTCGGGATGTAGTTCTCGCCTGGCGTGAGTGCGCCGCCGAGGATCCCCGGCAGAACGCCGCCGCCGCCTCCACCGCCGCTGCTGCCGGCGCTGTAGCTGCCGTCGTCGTAGGTCCCGCCCTGCATCTGCGCGAGCCGGGTTGCGATGGCGGCGAGCGCGTTCTGGCGCTGCGTCGAGGCATCCGCGAGTGAACTGCGGTACTGGCCGACGCCGTTGCGAATGGCCGAGAGGAGATCCTGCTGCTGCGTGTTCGACTGCACGTCGTACTGCCTGAGCAGGTCTGTGTTGCCGGCTTCGAGTGCGCCCGAGCGGCCGATGCCGCGTGCGGCGAGGTCGTAGTTGAGATCGCTCTGGCCTCGCGTCAGCGCGTCCTGTAGCTGGGCTCGCCCCGAGAGCGGGTTCGCTGCGGCTGCCGCTGCGGTGGCCGGGTCGATGTCTCCTGCGTACTCCGAGAGGTCGGAGGGGATCGTGCTGGAGATGTTGTAGCCCGACTGGATGACCGCGTTGCGGATCATCTCGCGCAGCGCAGCCCGACCTGCGGCTGTCGCCGTGTTAAACGCCGACTCGACGCCGGGATAGAGGTAGTCGCTACGGATCGCGGACTCGTAGTCGAACGGCACGGTGATGCCGCCGCCGCTCGTACCGCCGCCTCCTCCACCGCCGCCACCGCCGACGTTGGCAAGGGTGGGCGCGACGATCGACTGCACCGGATCGTTCGCGTCGGGTGCGCGCAGCACGATGCCGTTCCACGAGCCCGCCCCACCCGGACCGCCCGGTACGAGCGGCGGGACCGTGGTCTTCTTTGCCTTCGGCACGGCCCACGAGCCGATCTCTTGCAGCTTGTACCCAGGCACGGGCTTGATCGCCATGCCGCGCCCCCTTTCAGGCGATGATGATGTAGTACGCGGTGTTGTGCGGAACGGTGTCCACCGGACGACCGCCGCCCTGCGGACCGACGCTGATCCCTGTCCCGTTCGCGGCGATGCCGATGCCGGTCGCCGCGCCGTTGATCCCGATGTTCGAGCCGCTGCCCTGGATCGAGATCCCGGTACCCGACGAGTCACCGAAGCTATTCGAGCTATCGCGGATCAGGTTCGTGGTGCCGCCGAAGACGCCGCCGACCGCAACCTGCGATGAACGATGGGCATGCCCCGGATCGTTGACGCCGTGCGAGTGTCCGCCGTCACTGACGCCGTGGCCGTGTGTCGGGTCGGAGACGCCGTGCGCGTGACCGGGATCGTTCGGGGTGCTTGCGTGTCGCGGCGTGCGCGAGCCCGCCGGGAGGCCGTCGTTCTTGTTCGGTGCGTTCACTTCGGCGTGCGTGCCGATTCCGAGCAGGAAGCGGCCGACGAGATCAGGCGTGTTGAAGTGCGTCGCGTCGCCGCCGTAGCGTGTGCCGATCGCGCTGAAGAGGCGCGGCTGATCGGTGTTCAGGTAGCTCGCGCCGTCGCACATGAGCGTGCCCACGGGCGCGGCTGCGCCGCCGTAGGGGAGGATGATCCCCGCCGGCAGGATCCCGAGTGCGCCCGAGCCCGCGCCGGTGATTCCGAGCAGCGCCTGCAAGCCGAGGATGGCGCTGATCGGCAGCGTCAGGTCGCTGCCTTCGAGGTAGCTGACGAGCCAGGTCTTGAACTGGATCGGGAAGCTGAATGGATCTGCGAGCAGCCGTTGCAGCAGTTGGTACTCCTGATCGGTGAGCGGCCTGTCGTCGGCTGCGCCGAGGCGTCCCTGTTCAGAGCGGATGCCGAGATCGACGGTGCTCACTGCGTCCTGCTCCGTTCGTCTGCGCCCGCCTCGACGCCGAGATCGAAGATGCGTGTGACGACCGAGGGAAGAAGCTGCGTCACCTTGAAACCGATCCCGTACGGGTTCTGCCCGACCGGCAGCCGGTAGCGGCTGTACTCGCTCGTCGTCGGCAGGATCCCGATCGGCACGTAGCTCGACTCCTGCGGCGAGCGGATGTAGCCGACCTCAAGCGTCTGCTGGATGGCGCGAGCGGCGATTCCGTTGACATGCTCGGCGGGGATGCCGTCGTCGTCTTCGCCCCTGCGCACGCCGCCCGGACCGACCACCGCGTCCGGGTCGTCGCCGGGGGCGCGCACGTCGTAGGAGAGGTAGGCGAAGCGGACGCGCTTCAGCCCTTCCTGGCCGAGCCGGTACCAGGGCGTCTCGAAGACGGGCAGCACGGGCGTGCCGTCGTCGTCTTGAATCTGCGCGCTCGTGAAGCTCGGGAAGAAGCAGGGGCCGATGCGTGCGAGCCGCGCCTTGCCGGCGAGCCCCGACCAAATGCGCTCCATGCCGAGCCCGCTCGAAGACGCGATATGCACGAGCGCGGGCAGATTCGTGAAGCGGAACCACTGCCGCTTGTTCAGGTCGCAGACGAGCGTCATCACGATCCCGTCCGTGCGTCTGAGCGTGACGATGTAGTAGTCGAGGAACGTCGTCGCGCAGAGCGTCTGCTTCAACTCGTAGAGCATCCGCCAGAGCGTGAGGATGCCGCCCTGGGAGACGATGTTGCGGATGACCGATCCGTCCGTGACGTGGACGCCGTGCTCGTCCGCGAAGACGCAGTTGTCATTCCAGTAGGCGATCGTCAGCGGATCGACGCAGCCGGCGCGGTCGAAGAGCGATTCCACGACCATGTCTCCGAGCGAGGTCGGGGAGTGGGCCGGGGTCGCGCCGCGCATCCGCTCGACGCTGCCGGAATGGAAGATCAGGACGACCGAGCGCAACGCCGCGATGCCGGTGACCGGAAGCGACGTGGGATAGCGCGACACGTCATCGAAGCTGTCGGCGTTGGCGAGGTTCTTATTCGGTACGGAGAAGCGCACGGTGTCAAGCTCTCCCGGTGCGCCGGCCGAGACGAGCATCGACTTGTAGACGCAGCCGACCGGCGCGAACTTGTGCGCGGCGTTTGCGGCCGTGATCGCGAGCACGCCGCCCGGCGCGGTGAGCAGGCGCGGCGTCATGGTCGATGCCTTGTCGAAGTGGATGACCGTGTCTACGAGCTGGACCGGGTTCTGCTTCGCACGCGGTACGGGGAACCGGTCGGTCGCCGTAAACGGGGGAACGGTCAGAACCTCGTACATCCGTCCGTTTGTCGCCTGTACGAGCAGCTTGTCGCCGGTCGAGAAGGTCGCGTAGAAACCGGTCTCCGGGTCACCGCCCATCACCGTCGAGCCCCACAGCCAGCCGCCGCGTCCGGTGAGCGACGCATCGATGATCGTCGGCACGTAGTCGGCTACATCCCACAGGTAGCCGGGAGGCATGTTGTCGCGGGCGAAGTCTCTCGCGAATGCTCGTGCGTTACGCAGGAGCGAGGTCGGCTGCCCCATCTAGCCCACCCACGTGTCGTGTGTGGAGACGCCGCTCAGGCGCACGCGCCGACGCGGTGCACGAGCGGTGCCGCGCTTGTTCACGGCGCTGCGGATCTGCGCGAGCCGTCCGCCACGTCCGTCCTGTCCTTCGTACTGCATGCGGTAGCGCTCGCCCTGCGCACCGGTCTGATCGTCCGAGTAGTCGGAGCCCTTCCAGAGCGCGTAGGTGATGATCGCGTCCTGGAACTCCTCGGGGATCGCGCCGAAGTTCTCCATGCTCGGGGAGTCGTCGTCGGCCACCATCCGCGCCGGCTTCAGCACCGCCCAGGTCTGCACGACCCCGTCCTCGCTCGGCGTCGGATCGAGGCGCAGCACGTCGGCGCGAATCAGAGTGAACGTGGGATCGAAACTCCACGGCGTTGTTCCAGGGGGGTAAACGACAACGCCGGGAGCCGGGACCCCACGTTCGTCGCGGCGAGCGCGTCTTCGGTGGCCGTCCTCTACGTCCACTAGCGCGAGGATCG